CGTTGCACCTCTCCCTGCTTTTCTGCAAGTTTGAGAACCGTCCACCTCGATTTGCGCTGCACCGCCGAAGCGGTTTCCGTTGGGTCAGACGCCCCGCGCACAATGTCGGGGATAGAACTAATCTCCCCGATTTGCCCCATTAAACTTGCTTGATAATTTTGCAAAATTGGAATTGCTAGCGCGCACTGCTCAAACGGGAGCCAGTCGATAACGCCCCCGAATCCACCCTTTTCCACGAACTGGGACCACGCATCAACGGGCCAGAGTTGCCCGTCCTCCATTTTTAGCATGTTTTTAATGTCGTTGCTAAACGCGGTCGCGGTCGCCCCGACTAGCCGAATGCACTCCGCCATTGAGCTAATCCGCTTCGTGACGTAATCAAGTTCTTCGGCAAGGCGCTCATAGATTTTATAGTCAGGAGTCGGATAGAGGGAATCGTTGGTGGTCGTCGCCAGCAAAGGCATTGGGCACTGCCAAAAATCTTTGAGCTTTAAAGGGTCCTTCTTGATGTCGAGCGCTCCGTTCTTGTAGCCAGACGATACCCAGTAGGTCGACTTGCTATCAAAGCACTGAATTTCATAAACTTCTGCCGTCTTGCAATACTCGTCCTCCTCCCGTTGTTTTTCGCTCTTAGCGTCACTGATTTGCACAGCCTTGCCGAGTTCCTCGCCGAATCTCTCAATTAGTTTCGCGCGCGTCATTTCAACGCGCCGAGCTATCCACCTCAGCTCAAACCAATTGCGGCACTCGGACCAGAAAAAGTCCTTGCGATGTACGTAGTCAAAGACGACGCGCTCGGAGTTCGGCTTGATTCTCGGCTCCCCTAAAGGATTACCGTCACAGTCCTTGTCTTGATCGGACTCCATTTCGTAGCGCATCCACCCAGTGCCGCACCCCGCTAGGAGCCGGTCCTCAACTATCATGCGCATGTTGGAGTGAAATCTGTCTTGCTGTGATTGCAGCATGTAGCTAGTCGAGCGTTCTGCGATACGCGCAGCTAAATTGCCCACTGCGTCAGCATCTTTAAATCTACGCTCCACTACCACCTTCGGCATTCGTGCGTAGAGGGCCGGCTTTAGCACCTGCACATTAGACCACAAGACGTTAAACATTACCCGGCTGGGCGATTGGGTGGAGTTCACAGCCGCTTCTATCGCTGAGATGTTGGCGTAGTTTTTAACAATCTTATCGCCTAGCTTGTCGTAAGCCACGCGCCGCTTTGATTTCGTGACCTGCTCAAGTTCCTTGAGCCACCTAGTTGCCTCGTTTTTCTCTTCGTTCATGATTTTCCCAAAGCTGCGCCAACGTTGGCTGTTTAAATTTTTCTGCAATCGGCAAATCAGTTACCGGCGCATTCCTCACCCAGGGCCTCGTCATACAACCGTACCGCACCATGTCGGCGAAATGGTCGTCTCCTGCAGCGCAGTCCTCAACGTCGTTGAGGTCGTGCTGCAAGTTAGCGAGAGAGTCCAGGTCATCGGAGCACTCTTGGAAAAAATATAGCATTGGTCGGTCCGACTTGCCCACTAGCCTTTCCCTTACCTGCATCCACCCCGAAGTTCTGCGCATATCAGCGCGTTGAAACACGACGCCTTCCTGTGCGAATATTTCGAGAATGCTTTCTCCGTGACCGCGCTGCTCAAGAATATCGCCCCCGGCAGTGCGGTAGGTGATTTTTCCGTCAGAACGCTCCCTGTGTAGGATCCCTTGTGCGACTTTAGATGCTGTAGTTTTGGGAAGGGTTTTACCGGTCCAGACGCGGTAGCAAACTAAAGCGCCTCGGGGCAGTAGTCCGCCGTCCGACACTGCAAACCAGCCAATGCTAAACGGGTCCCCGTCCCCGCACGCCCCCCAGTCCATGGCGATGAATTTTAGCCAGTGCTCCGGGATTGCGAACGGTTTAATGAGATGCTGGTCGGGCATTACCTCCGGAAAGTAGGCCCCGATCACAGCGTCCCAGTTGCCGTTGAGCATTGCGTCGACGAGACGCGCCGGGAGCCCCGATAGTTTTTTAGAGTAGTCCGCTTCATTGATTGAAGCGTTGTCTTTCAATCGAGCAGGAATATATTGCCGCACCATTCCGCCGTCGTCGAGGGGCGCGGTGTGCAATTGTAAGGGCTCTATTCCGGGCCCCATAAAGGCGCGCTTCATGTAGGCGTGTCCGACTCCTCCCGGATTACTCGTATAGATAGCGCGGGGAAAGTAGTATTCGGGCCGGTCTGACGCCCACTCTTCTTTTGGCTTTAGGTATTTATCAGGGATTTTGAGGGAGTCTGGTATGCGCATTCTGGACCGCAGAAACCGCAGCATATACTCCGTAAATTGGGTAGCCTCTTCAACTATTAACACATGGAATTCTGGCCCGTAGTATTTGGCCAGGTCCTTTTGGTGCTGCAAGTGGCATAGGTGGATTTTACTGCCGTTCCAGAAGCGTATTTCTCCCTCGACTATTTCGCACAATCTGCCTGCGATTAGGGGCGACTGCGGATTTTTGGAATTGCACCACGGCGCGAGTATTGCGCGGAACCCGGACGGGCCTTCGAGGTGATTGAGCGTGAGGTCAGCGTAGAGGCGCCGAAATAAGAATAGTTGAATTCCTGGAATTTCCAGCGCCCACATTATTAAGATGCAGCGAGCTAGCCACGATTTTCCGCCACCTGCGGAACCGCCGTATAGCAGTTCGGTCGACTTGGACTCAAGGACCAGGGCCTGTTTCGGGTGTAGTTTGAAGTCAAGGTTTATTAACACTGATGGTTATGGATGGGATGATTTGGGTTGCTGTGACTTCGATCTCATTGACTTCTCTCCAGCGCGCGCGAGTTTTTAGCCAGAATATTTGAGCGGTGACGTTACCGCCCATTGCGTTTTGGAATAGCGCGCCCGCTACTTTTGTGTTAGCGCGCGCGACTGCGGTAGCGAGTTCGTGTTTGAAGTGCCGTTGTATAGTGTCGTGTGAAACTTTGAGCACTCCGCCAACTTGATCGAGAGAGCATCCCATACCCGTCATTTGCTCAACTAATTCGCGTTGAGCGTCGGTGGCGTGAAATATTGTCGTCCCTTTTTTCGGCACTTTTGGCTAGCTCCGTTTTTTTATATCAACGCTGTTGAGTTCTTTCTGAGCTTCTTCGAAAAACGTAACCGTCTCTAAAACCTTGTATCCGTTCTGTTGTAGGTACCGTAATCGTGGCCGGCTCATTTTAAACCGTCTTTCTAGAGCCGACCAACTCCCGAACTTCTTCAGTAATAACGCGAACATAAGGTCAAGGTCAGGCTTTTCCATAGGGCTGATAGTATATTACCAGTTGCGCGAGTAAAGCGCACGTAGAAAATACCTGCAAAAAAACTTGCACCCCTCACAATAGTGTGCGACTCTTATCTCACAGAAGGCAATCAAGCTTTCGAGTGGAGGCAACATGGTCGCAAGAAACAAGTTAGAGAGTCTCGTAGTTAGAATCATGAAAATCACTGGCTATAGGTTCCCGAGAGTGGGGCTCTTGTTTGCAAGAGATTCGCGCAGTCGCAATGTCCTGATCGCTTGCAGAATCAACGCAGTGCGCTGCAACTTCTGGGCTGGCGAATAATTGACCTCTTCCCTTCTCGCTCATGTAGCGAGTGGGGTGGATGCCAATTCGGCAACCAACAACGAAAGGGGAACGAGTTATGGGAAAGAATTACATTGCAGACAACTGTGAAACACTTGGGCCAGTAGCGCGAATGCGGGATGCAATCATGGGCAGACTGAACAGTGAACTTGGGGACCTAGACTTGGGCACGTTCTACCCAGTACTTGACGAGAATCTGGTAGTGATTGGCATAGCTGACGCTACTCAGCAGCCGGAAGGTTACTACCTTGATGCGCACGAGCAAGCATATCGCGAGATCCCTGCTGGTTACTGGTTTGATACGACAATTAGCCAATTGGTCGAGATTGACGACTAACTGACGTCTTCCCCATCCCCTCACGCAGGGGCCGGGGTGGATGCCAACAACGAAAGGGAATGAATATGAGAACGAATTACATTAGGGAAAAGAATATGCGAATTGATACAACCCACGAGATAGTCGGCAAACTAAACAGCGAACTTGGGAATCTGGATATTGGTACGCTCTTTCCGGTTCTCGACGCAGACCTAAAAGTCATCGGCGTAGCTGATGCTACTGACATGCCGTATGGCTATTATCTTGACAGAGAACAGCAAGCCTACCGCGAGATTGATTTGATGCCGCTTAGCGAACTCTCTCTGAGAGATTACCCGATCATCTCTGACGACGGCAAAACGTATGAGCAGATCGGCGTTGATAATTA